GCCCCACTTTTTGGCCCTGTAGTTGTACACGAGGCCATGGTCAAGCGTCACACCATCGGTTGAGTTGGTCGACACGAAAAACCAATACACCAACGAGTTGCGCTGGTCGTGCATCGAGCGCATGCGGTACATCGCCGAGGGCAAGCGCTGCCCAAAAAACCACTCCTTTACCTCGTCGCCAATCGGCGTCGGCCGCGTGCCATCAAAAAAGTAAAAGTTGTCGTTGCCGAGGAAAATATGCGCCGTGCCAATGTTGATTACGGCCTCTTGCGAGGGCGCGCCCACGTTGTTCGATACGCAATTCCACGCCCAAATCACGGGGGCGTTTTGGTACGTGCCGTAAAACATTGACGCATCCTTGTAAATCACAAAGTTGGAGCCGAGCGCGCGGCACGCGGTATTGGCGCCCGGCGTGTCGACCAACCGGGCGGTTGCGCACTGCGTGCCGATATCGGGTACCCAATTGGCTTGGTTGTACAACGCCGAGCACCACCACGAATCGGGCCGTTCGCCGTACGTCGCGTCGGTGGTGTAAGCCACCATCACAAAGCCGGCCGCCACGTCGATACACTTGGCCACGGGGGCGCCGGCAATGTCGGCAAACGGGCCCGCCGTTATGCTCTGCTGGATTGGGTCGGCGCCGTTAACCGCCAAGGTGGCGTTGCCCAACTGCGCGAAACGCCACGTATTGTCGTCGGTCCCCCTGTACGGCACGACCGCCTTTAAATCGCCGTCGGCGTCGCGCTCCTGCGCCTGTTCGGGCGTCGCCTCGGGCTTGCCCATGTGCGCGTCGAGCGGGTCGCCTGCGGCCAACTCGGTACCGGGCGCGGCGCCCCGCGTTACGTCCTTCCAAGTACCGCCGACCGCCTCGTAAATCGCCACGGCCATACCGGCAAACGCGCGCGTTGTGCCGTTGAGCAACACCACCGTGGCCGCGCCATTGGTTTTGGCCGGCAACGCCGGGTACGCGCTCGCAATCGGTTGGGCGGCCGCTTTCATCCCTTTAACGGTCGGCAACAAATATTGGCAATCGACAATCACGCCCGGTTGCGTCGGGTCGAGGTCCGGCGCAAAACCACGCAATGGGATAAACGGCGAGGGCACGTTATGCGCTCCTCATAACCAACGCGCTGCCCTGCGTCCTCGCGCGCGTCGAGTTAACACCCATGGCGGTCAACACGTCGCCGTACAACTGCCCCCACGTCGCCACCCGGGCGTCGTTTTTCAAGTACGGTTCGGCCTGCAACAACGCGCCGTACAAGTACGCGTCGGGCGCGTCCTCAATCAACCAGTTTTGCGGTTCCTCGTCCGATAGCGGGGTTATGCGTTGGTAGTACCACATACCAAAGCGCGACATTTTTTCCACGCGCGTAAGGAGCCAAATCGATTGGCCGACCATCGTATAACGGCGGTCGTGGCCCGAGGTCGCGAGCGTGTCGGCGTCGGCCGCGTAACGGTCGATATAGGTCAACGTCATCCCATCGAGTTGGATTTTTTCCGCTTCCAAAAAGTCGTCGGGCAACGCGATCATGCTTTGGTCGGTCGAGCGCGAGTAATAACCCGTCATCTGCCGTACCCGCAATTGGCGGTTAAGCGCCGCCTCGGCCAACGTAATAAAGTCGGGTATGCGCTCGGTCAAGTTGGAGCGCTTCAACCACCCGGCAATACTCGCTTGCAACTCGGTGTAGTTTCGAATGCTCACGGTTGCCCCCTAAACTCGCCCCTTGTACACCCGAAACGCGGCCAAGTCGGGGTCGTTCAAAAAGCGCCGCCGTATCGCCTCGTCGCGTGTGAAGTCATCAAACGCAATGCGTTGCTGGTTGCACCACGCCTCGATCACGACGCCCGGTATGTGCATCAATACGCGCATATCGAGCGGCCCCCACTGGCCGGTGTTGTGGAGGTGTTTAACCGTGTCGAGCAAACCCGGGAACCACTCGGTATGGTGAACAATCACGCCGTGCTCGTTGTCCCATTCCACCTCGTTGGTGGTCATCGTCTCAAACTGCAACGGTTGCTCGGGCATAAAAAAAGCCCCCTGTTACGGGGGCCCCTCGTTCGTCAAACACTCCCACGCCCAACTCGCCCTCATGCTGACGAGTCGCGCGCGGGTCGCGGCCGGGTCGGTGCGCCGCATCCACGCCAAAATCGGCGCGGCCCGGGTACACTGCCCGCCCTCCCAAATCGCGCCGGCACAAAAGCCCGGCGCGTCGACGTGCAACAACCAACGCTTACGGGGCGGTTGCGATAAGGTCGCGGATTGCAAAGCTTGAGCGTTCCTCGCGGGCTTCCAAGGTTAGCTCGGTAATCATTTCGTACGAGTCGTTGTCGCCGGTTTTCGCCAACTTGTCGGTTTCAAAACCACGCAACGTTGCGACCGCCCAATACTCGGGGTCGATCCCGTACACGTTGTTGTCGACGCCGTTGGCCATTACCCGGTCGGGCACCATCTCGATATTGCCAAAATCCGAGCCATAGAACGTATACGCGGTTTGCAACGTGGGCTTGCGCTCGCCCCCCACGTCCTGCTCGCGCACCACGTTGCCATCAAAGCCCGAGGCCACCTGTTTAAGATACGGCGCCATAATTGCAAACGATACGTCCCCGCCGTTGGTGTACGCCTGCAAGATTGCATCTTTGAGCGCGTCCTCGGTAAATGCGCGCGGCGTACCCGCAACCGGCGCCACGTTGTTGGCCGGGTCGGGCGGCACACCCCCGGCGCCCAACGAGTTGTTGGTGGCAATCCAGCCGTTGAGGCCGCGCAACTTCCGATTGCCGCTTACGTCCTCAATGCTTTGGGTCGCATTGGCGATGCAAGCCGCCTCGATATCTTTCTTGATTTCTAAAGCCTTCTTTGCCTTTAGGCGGTTTAGCTCGGGGCCGCCTGCGTGGCGCACCGCTTGTTGCGTGCCGCTGATTGAGAACGTGTCGGTAAAGATTTGGCAACGGTTGCCGAGCCGCTCCGTCGGCGCCTGCTTGGCAAAGGTGGCGTCGGCGCCCTCGGGCGCGGCGTTGTTGGGGTTGGGCGCGCGCAAAACGTCGCGCTGCCACTCGTGCCAAACCGCCTCGGCGTCAACCCGCGCGATACGCGATACAAACGGCGTGTCGGTTGGGCTCGTCCGAAAAATCTTGTCAATCAAATCCTCGCGATTGCCGACCGCTTGGGCCGTGGTGTAAACATTGGCGGGCATAGCTCGCTCCTCATTCGGTCAAAACAAGCGCGCGAGATTGTTAAGGTCGGGTTTCTGTTCCCAACGCTTCACATCGCGTTTGCGTTGCTCGGCTTTCGCCGTACTCGGCGCTTGGCGGGTTCCGGGGGTTTCGACAACTGGCGGCAACTTCTCCACGCGCTTGTTGGCGTCGCGGGATTTGCTGCGTAGCTCGTCGTACTTTTTGGCCTTTTCGGCGTTAACCACGGCCTCATGCAACACGCGCACATAACGCGCGTCGCCAATCCCTGCAATCTCGTCATTGGTAAAACCACGCTCGGCGAGGTATGCATTGATACGGGCCACGCCCTTTTTGGCCTTGTCCGAATCGCGCCACTCGGGAATGTCGTTTAGCACGGCATCCTTTTGGACTTCGAGAAACGCCCCCTTGCGCGCCTCGTTCTGCTGCACTTGTTGTTGCACGAGGTAAGCATGCGCTGCCTCTGCGTTCCTTAGCGCTTCAGTGCGGCGGTCGAGTAGGTGTTTTTGTCGAATGTATTGGGCCGGATCGGTAAGCGCTAACTCGTCCAAATTCGGGGTTTCCGATTGAATGAGCGCGCGGTATTGCGCCGCCGCGTTGTTGAGCATGGTTCCCAACTGCGCGCGTTGCGCGTTGATTTGCTGCACCACCTGTTCCGATTGCTTGTGGAGGGCGCTTGCGCGCTCCCATCGTTCGTGCGCGGAAAATCCCTTGCTCGCCGCTTCCAACACTTGCTCGCGGGTGAGCTTGCGCACCTCGCCATTTACCTTTAATTCGAACGTGTCGCCCCGCGCTCGGGGTTGCCCGTCCTCGTCCTCGTCGCCCTCGTCGTCCTCGCCGGTTCCCGTGTCGTCGCCCGCGTCGCCCTCGTCGTCGTGGCCGGTATCGCGCGTCCTGCGCGAATCGGTCGAGTCGTCGTCGTGCTCGTCGTGGTCGTCGTCGTGCTCGTCGTGCTCGCGCTCATTACTTGCTGCGCTCGCTGCACGACTTGCGCGGGTGGTCGGTTTGGTTTCAACGCTGCCGAACGCGTCGCCCAAGTCGGCCGTGCCCCCTTGGGGGTTAACGGTTGTGTCTTGCGCCATTGTCCTGACTCCAATAGAAAACGCCCGAGCCCTCGATATCGAGGGTATCGGGCATTGCTTGCCAATACACCATACGACCGTTGCTTATGCGCGCGGCCGGGGGCCCGGCATGCACCCGGGAACCCACGCCCGACACAATGCGCAACGTGCGGCCTTGCGGGTCGTTAAACCACACGTCGGTTACGCGCTCGTTGTACTTCAACGTCGCTTCTAACTGCCGAACCCACGTATCGAACGCAAACCATCCTTCAATTTTTCGCGGCGGGTCTTTTCCGCCTGCAACTGCATACGGGCCATTTCCCCCGTTTGTAGGTGTTGCGTCAACACTTGGCGTACTTGGTTGAGCAACGTCACCATCAAAAACACTCTTTCCCGTCCGTCCGGGTTCAAGCTTGCGTCGGTTTTCCATCGCGTTATCAACTCCTGCTCGATTGCCTCGAAACTCTCTTTAAAAAGCGCGTTATCGAGCACGGCCCGCGCGAGGTCGGCCCGCGCCATTTCGTGTCGGCGCTTCGCTTGGTCGGCGTCGTTCATTGCAAGCCCTGCGGCGGTTGAGGCGGGCCCGGGGGCGGCCCGTTAGGTGGTCCCATCGGCGGGCCACCCGGGCCCGCGCCCGGGGGCATACCGGGCCCCCCGCCGTTCATCGCGGGCGCGCCGGGCACGCCGGCATAACTTGACGCCTGCATGGGCGCCGGTTGCTGGCCACTGATTGCTTGGTCGGACTGCCTAAACGTGGTGATAAACGTTATGCCCTCATACATCGGGTGTATGCCGTATTTGAACAACAACTCCTCGCGTTGAATCGCCATATTGGCGGCCGTTTCATCGCGCTTGCGCGCGTCCTCCTGATCGGCTTTCGAGGCGTCGAGCTTGGCTTGCAACACCATTTTCTTTTCGTCGGTGGCGTTGTTGGCCTGCGCCACGGCAACCTTGGCTTTGGCAGCCTCCTGTATCGCCACAATGGCCGGGTCGGGCGGGGGCGGGGGTTTCGGCGGTACCGTCGCGGGGTCGGTGAAAAATTGGTCG